CTGGCCAAAGTCTTCAGCCAGAATGCGGCCAATAACGATCTGATCAAATTGATCAGCGGAAGCAGGGTGTTTTGAATTTTGCATAAAAAAAGCCTACTGAGTAAAGTTTGTTTCTATAAACTAACTTTACTTAGCAAGCGTGTCAATCATATTTTTAGTTTAGTTAGTTTTTATCTAACTTAGATAAATTTTTTGCTCGGTTCGAATTTTCCTACATATTTTCCTTTGTATTCACAATCTTCTTTTAATTCCAAAATGTTAGGCTGGAAGTTTGGATTTAAAGCCTGCAGATACATGCGGTTATAATCTTTAATTAAGGCTTTAAATGTAGATTCACCATTGCATTGCGCAACAATCATTTCGCCGGTTTGAACATGTTCTATTAAGATATCGGGATCAATGCAAATAAAATCACCATCTCTAAAATGAGGGTAATTGCTGATGCCTCTGACAACCATGTAAAAGCTGTTTTTTCCTGCATTTGGTGGTGCTGGAAGCCATTGGTTAATATCAAAATTATTCACAGCTTGAACATTTGTCCAGTTGCCGGCTTGAACGTCTGAGAGTACCGGCAGCATGCGTGCCACAGGTCTGTAATCTTCGATGCTATCTGAGGCATTGTCTGTGCCATACATGATGTAATTGACGCTTGTTCCAAGCGCTGGCGCAATATTTTGAAGGCTTTCAAGTTTCGGAACATTAACATCTTTTTCCCAGAGCACAACTGCTGCGTCCGATACATTCGCAATTTTACCAAGCTCTTTTTGCGTTAATTTTTTTTCTTTACGCAATTTTTTGATTCTGAAGCCAATTGTGCTCATGTTGAAGCCTTTTAATTTAGAACTAACTTATATTAGCTATTGACCGACAAACAAAACTCATATTAAATAAACTAATTAAAGTTAGTTTTGGTGCAGTTATGACAAGGGATGAAGCAATTAAGCTGTTGGAATGTAATTTATCTGAGCTAGCCAGCAAATTGGGAATTACAACTGCGGCAGTAGCTAAATGGAATAAAGATCAAATTCCTAAGCTTCGTGAATATGAGATTCGAGACATTTTTGCGAAAAGCGAAAAGGCCAAGAAACTTTCAAAAACTTTAGGCAATTCAGCTGCTAATAAAAATATCCAAAACTAAGGGCAAATCAGATATGAGTGAATTTTTATCAAATTTCGCTGCGGAAAATGCCGTGCTGCCTTTGGATGTGGCGGTATACCGCGCATGCAAAGACCGTCATGGCAGCAAGGCTGCAATTGCGGAAATCAATGGCTTTAATCCTATGGTTTTCAGTAAATGCGTAGATATTAATAATGCGCAGTATCACCTGCATCCGGAGCATATTGAGGCTGTTTTAAGTTACACCAAAGATGTGCGGATTCTGCAGAGTTTAGCCGCTGCGCATGGCAGTGCGGTTGTTTATGAAGTTCCGGCCAGCATCGATATCCAGGATACCGGTTTTTTGGAAAATATCGGGGAGGTTTCCAGCAGGGTTGGTGAGCTGTTCCGTGCAGTAAGCGATGCGCTGAAAGATGGCCGGATTGTAAGTGTTGAGTTGGCTGCGATTGAAAAAGATGCGATGTGCCTTATTGCGGCAGTTGCACAGTTGAAAAAATTGGCGCGGCAAAAGGCCGAGCATGATGCGGGGGAATACTGATGGCGTTTACTTTTGATCAATGCCGCGATGCTGCTTTAGGCCGCTGGAAAGATTTAATTTATCCAGCCTTTGGCATCGCGGTCCCGGGGAAAAAAAATATACATGGCCCATGCCCAATTTGCGGCGGTAAAGACCGTTTCCGCTGTGATGATAAGCACGGCAAAGGCACATGGATCTGCAATCAATGCGGTGCTGGCGATGGATTTGCACTCATTGAGAAGTCCCGCAGCATGAATTATTCAGAAGTTCTGTCTGAGGTTGGTGCGGTGCTGGGCCTGTCTGCTGAAAGTAAAGTGACAGATGAAGACCGCAAAAGATGGAAAGAAAAAGCTGAGGCTCAGGCTCAGGCAGCTGAAATGGAAGAGCGTAAGGGGCAAGAGGCGGCCGCAAAACGTGCTGTGCGGATCATGGCATATAAATCTGCAGATCGGGATTGTCCATATATTGAGCGCAAGCAAGTGAAGAATTATGGCTGTCGTATCAATGGTAAGGGCAATTTGATAGTTCCATTGTTTGATAAAGACGGAAAACTGTGGAACGTGCAGGAGATCCATGCCGATGGCCATAAGCCATTTTTGCCTGGCGGCCGCGTCAGTGCATGCTTTTTTATGATTGGCCAGATTGGCCGGCCGGATCAGGTTATTTGCATTGCAGAGGGTTATGCAACAGGCGCCAGCATTCATGAAGCAACTGGCCGCGTTACGGTGGTCGCATTTAATTCAGGAAATATAGACAAAGTGGGCAAAGAAATTCGGGCGCTGCATCCGCATGCGCGGCTTGTGTATTGCGCGGATGATGACAGTCATTCAGTACCGCCAGATGCCGGCAAAAAAGCCGCTGACAAAGCTGTGGCTGCGACCGGCGGCATTGTGATCCTACCCGAATTTAGTCAAGCGGTGAACGTATGAGTGAAGAAGTAATTTTAGAGCAGCCACAATCAACTTCTCACCCGTCTGATTTTAATGACTTGCATGTGATGTTCGGGATAGCGGCAGTGCGGGAGCAGATCGAAAGCGGCATTTCTTCGCAATTTTCTGCTTTTGACGCACCCCCGCACCCCCTTGAAACGGCAGGCCAAGGTTTAGGGCAATTTTCGGCGGCTGATCAAGGATTTTTAGCTGAGGAAAGCTTCGAAAATGCTGAATTTTCAGAATTTGAGCTGGAAACTTACACTGAATCCGACCTGATCGCGCGTGAGAATCAATCTGGCGGCCCGGAGCAGGAGGGGAAAGGGGAAATTATTGACTTTGAGCGCCCGGATTTCACACTCGAAAAGTGCTTGGCAAGATTTATGCTGGTTGAGGGTAAAACTGACGTATGGGATTCGTTTAAAAAGAAATCAATTAAAGCGACCGCATTCACAAAAATGGTGGGGAAGTCTGTCGTTTTGCGCTGGCAGGCTCATATTGACCGGAAAATGATTGACCCGGATGCGCTCAAATCTGAAATAGACAAGCAGGCAGCGGCTGAAATTCCGGATTTAATTGCGCGCTATGTGCATCTTGAGGGCACTTTAGAGTCCTGGGATACGGTAAACCGCGAGCGTATTAAAAATATTGCAGTACGTGAGGCTTATCCGAATCAATATGAAATTTGGTTTAAGTCGCCGCATCGGCGCATGATTCATCACCGCGATTTAGTTTTTGACCCGACAAACTCGGCAAAAGAGCATCAAATCAACAGATTTACGGGCCTTGAAGTTGAAGCTGCGTCTGATCCGGATGCGCCGGAAATGCTGCTGAATTTGAAAGATGCATATTTGAAGTGCCAGAGCTTTATTGATTTGCTGCGGCACCTATCGGCCGGTGAGGACATTGCGTTTGGCTGGCTCATTCGCTGGCTGGCATACCCGCTGCAGCACAAGGGCGCCAAAATGGCCTCATCAGTGCTGGTCCATGGGAACATTCATGGCGCCGGAAAATCGCTATTCTTTGGCGGTATTATGGAGAAAGTTTATACAAAATACCATAAGACGCTGGATCAGCGCGATCTTGAAAGTCAGTACAACGACTGGGCAGACGAAGTGCTATTTTTGCTTTTTGAAGAAATTGCAAATAACAAAACTAAGCACGGCATGATGGGTTTTATTAAGCATTTGATCACCGGATCTAAGCTGTCCATTCATCAAAAATTCTTGTCGTCTATGCAGCAGGCGAATCACATGAACACTGTGTTTTTGTCGAATCATACGCAACCGCTGCCGATTGAGGAAAACGACCGGCGCTTTTTGGTGTTATACCCAAAATCGACCGTGCCTAAGGAGCTGCTGGCGCGGGTTGTTGCTGATATTCGCTCTCCAAGCGCTATTGAGGCGTTTTATACCGCGCTGCTGCAAATAGACTTAACCGGGTTTGATGCACATACACAGCCGCCAATGACGCGAGCCAAGCGTGAAATTATTGAATATACACGCCCAGGCTATGACACGTTTATAACACAGTGGGTTGCCGGGGAAACGGACTATCCGTATTGCAGCTGTACAACAATGCAGCTGTATGCGGCATATCAAAAATGGAGCAAAGTGACCAACGAGCATATTGTAAGCCTCAAAAGGTTCATGGGTGAGGCTAAAAAATATGGGGTCGTGTCGTCTGAAAAACAGGAACACTGGCGCAAGCCTTCGGCCACAATTCAGAAAAAACAGAGCAAGGTCATCATCGTGGGTGAAATGCCTGAATACACTCCAGATAAAAATGACAATGCTTTAGAAGGGGAGAATAATGATGTTCCTTGGCCGCTACAATGATAAAAACCAGCGGAAATGTGTACCATGTGTACCATCGTGTGTACCATTACAGCACAATGGTACACACGCAGAACCCTTACCACAAAACCTTTTCAGCCAAATGTGTACCATGTGTACCATCGCGCGCGTGCGCGTACGCGAGAGTGTTTTTTTCACAGGCACTATATTTATTCAATTATCGAATGAAAAAATGCATGATGAAAAAGTACCTCGCGTGAGAGAATTTATATTAATGGTACACATGGTAAACATTTCTCTGAAAGCCTTACTGTGTAAGCCTTTGCTGTGTGTACCTTTTTCTGCCAATGGTACACAAAAAACGCCAATGGTAAACATTTCTTTCCAAGTCATTGATTTTAATATTGAAAACGTGTGTACCATTGTTTTATGCGGCTTTTTTGCCTGCAGGGGTGTTTTTTAATGGAAAAATATCTTCGGTTGCTGAGCCCAAAATCAATCAACTATGAAGCGGACCGCATTGATGGCGGCACACCGTCATTGACTGCACAAGACGTGTTGCTTGCCATGAGCTATGCCAAGCTGACGCCGCTGCAGGATAATTTGATCCGGTTGAAATATTTTGGGGCAAACACAAAGTCGAATGTCGAAATATTCAGCCAGCTTCTGGTCGGCAAGTACCACAAGAATTTTTCGGATGCGGGTGTGGATCAGGATTATCATGTCGCAATTGTACGGGTTGCTGTGACTGAATTCTGTTTGGTGCCTGCAAATTACAAAGCGAGTGAACGCGGCCGTGCGGCACTTTGCGGGTACAGCTCGACAACTGTAAGAAAACACATGAAGCATCATATTCAGAGTGTTTTAGAAGACTTGCATGAGGAGCTTGATATTGGTGAAGATAAAATTTTTACTCAGGCAAATAAAACTAAGTAAAATTTGTTATTGACTCAAAAGCAGATTTAAGTTAATTTTTACCACAATGGAAAACTGTAACTAAGCTGTAGTTTACCTCTGGACCGAAAGGTTCATTTCATACCGCATGTTGTCTCCCTAGATTTCATGCGGTTTTTTTATGCCCGCATGCCTGCACTGGTCGCAATCATGCGGTTTTTTTTATGGGAAGGTTGAGCAATGGGGAAAAGCAAGCGTGCTGCTCACTGGGACGAACATGAGCAGGCTGCAGATCAGGTGGAACGGGTTAAGTCGAAGCCGCTGAGCGATGACAAGGCCAAGGCTTGGAAAAAAGCCTGTGCGGATTATTTAACAGTGAATCACTTTTGCCAGGACTGCAGCAAGCGCGGTTACACAAGCCCAGCGGAACAGGTGGCGCATATCGAGCAGCCAGTGCAAAGCCAGGTCAAATTCTGGAACATTGATAATTGGCAGGCATTGTGTGAGCCATGCTTCAAGCGGATCACAGAAGGCAAGGCGCTGACGGTGCATGAACCCATTCCTAAAGACGCAAAATTATATACGGTGAAGTAATGGCGCGATTATCAAAACTAGGCGGCTCACTGCCAACGCTGCGGAACAATCAGCCGACCTTGCCAAAGCCTGAGCCGTCATACGGCCAGGGCCGCGGCGGCCGCCCATGGCGCCGGCTTAAACGCGAAGTGCATGAGCGTGATGGCTGGACATGCTGCCAGTGCCAGCGCGTGACCATGAACCTTGAGTGCGACCATATCGTAAACAAGGCGCAAGGCGGCACGGATGCTCTGGATAACCTGCAGTCGCTGTGCCAGGAATGCCATGGCAAGAAATCGCAGCAGGAAAGTAAACAGGGGCAAGGCCGGTTATGAAGGGAATTATTCGAATACAGGTGAAGCTCTCAAGAAAGAAGCGCCTGCTGCTTTACGTTCTAAGATCGGCTGCCGTGCTGGCTGATCGGGTATCCAAGAAAATTATTGAGCGGCGCATTGATGCTGGCACTAAGAGAAATTAGAACAAGGGCAGGGCTGTTAATGAGCGGTAAGATTGTAAGGATTGTCATTCCAGATGGGCCGATTGCCCAGGGATCGAAAGTGTATTGTGAAGATGGATCTGCTATTGGCGGTATTCGAGCAGTAACTTTGAAATGTAGTGTTGATGATCCAGTATGGCGTTTATCTCTTGATATTGATCCATGTTTTCAAAATCAGTTGCCAATTGAAGCAGAGTTGATAGCAGTTGGTATCGGCAATATTAAACAGTTGACGGATGAGCAGCTGGCCCAACTTGGACTGCAGCGCATCAAGGAATGACAGAACATACTGAGCTGGCACACGTTAGCCTTGCTCAATGTTGACAGCTCGGAAAGACGGCAAGTTCATGTGTAAGCAAAACCATGAATGATTCTATGTCTCAGCAAGGATGCTGAGAGTACAAAGTGGGTATAGAAAGGATTCATGCCTTGGTGACGGCAAGCCATTAACACATAAGTTGGCCATAGTGAACCAGTCTAATCCCTGTCGGCAACGGCAGGGATTCTTAATTCGTGGAACATTTAAAGCGATTCATTTTATTAAAGTTTTCGTGGAACATTTTAATAAAATGAATGACTTGCACCATGTTGGTGCGCATTTAACCCCCTGGGGGGGTATCAAATTTTAAAAAATCGCTCATCAGCGGACACCGCCCCCTTCCTCATGTGTAAAAAAATTCCTGATTTTTGGAAAAGTAAATAAACTTTTTATTTAAAATCATAAATTTAGATTAATTTTTCAAAAAATTCAGATTTGAAGGTGAAAATATGGCTTTGACTGAACAGATGAAAAAGTTTGCTCATGCAAAATTGAAAACCGGTGAAGATGGCCGCCAGCTGTCAAATAAACAGGCCGCCATTGAAGCGGGCTACTCGGAAAAGTCGGCTGGGTCAAAAGGCAGTCAATTGGCGCAAAATCCCGAGGTAATTACCTATCTGGACGGCCTTTTAAAATCAGGGGGGGAGGGGGAGGCGGCCTTTGAATCTATGCCTTTGGGTGAAGCAGCTATTCAAGCTGAATTCAAAGAGATGGAGAGTGTAACCAATTCTTTAGAGTTTTTGCGGTCTATTTACAAAAATCCGCGGATGGAGCGAAAAGTCCGCATTGAAGCGGCAAGGGCTGCTTTGCCGTATGAGTTTGGCAAGGTTGGTGAGATGGGTGTGAAGCAGGGCCGTGAAGCTGCTGCTGACGAAGTTTCAAATAGCGATGATGATTTTGCAACAGCTGGGAACCAGCGCGCGGCGCGCGGTCAGCAGAGAGTGAGTTGATATGTCTTCAATGTCCCCGATCTGGACAACAGCTTGCCCAGATTGGGAAAAGAAGATTTTAGCGAAAGAGTCGCTGATTGCCTGCGAGCCGTTGTATCCAGATGAAGCCGAAATGGCTTTAAACGTATTCAAAAAGCTGACACTGGTCGATGTCGCGGGAAAGCCAAAAGTTGGCGAAGTGACCGACCAGTGGGTTTTTAATTTTGTCGGTACAATTTTTGGCGCTTATGACTATGAAAAAAATGAGCGCCTGATCAATGAATTTTTCCTGTTGATCAGCAAGAAAAACACAAAATCTACGCTTGCTGCAGGCATCATGCTGACGGCCATTATTTTGAATGACCGCCATTCTGCGGAATTTATTATTTTGGCCCCTACAAAAGAGGTTGCAGACAACTCGTTTAAGCCAATCCGGGACATGATTCGGGAAGATCCGCGGCTTAGCGCATTATTTAGCGTTTCAGAGCATACTCGAACTGTAACGCACCGGACGACAAAAGCCATTTTGTCGGTGGTTGCTGCGGATACTGGGTCAGTAGGCGGCAAGAAAGGCGCGTATATTCTGATTGATGAGCTGTGGATCTTTGGAAAACGCGCTAATGCGGAGCCGATGCTTGAAGAAGCGACCGGCGGTATGGCCTCATTTCCTGAAGGTTTCTTGATTTGGCTGTCTACTCAGTCAGATGAGCCGCCGGCGGGCATCTTCAAAAAGAAATTAGACTATGCGCGCAAGGTTCGGGACGGTGAAATTGATAATCCGTCGTTTTTGCCGCTGCTGTATGAATTTCCGCAAAGCATGCTTGATGATGAGAGCTACCTGAACCCTGATTTTTTCTATGTGACCAATCCGAACCTTGGCCGTTCTACGCATATTCGGTTTTTGCTGAACAAATATGAGCAGGCAAAAGAAAATGGTGATGATTCAATTCAGATTTTCTTAGCAAAATATCTAAACGTCGAAATTGGCATGAACAAGCGGGCAGACCGCTGGGCCGGTGCCGACTTCTGGATGCTGTCGGCATACAAAGACAGGCTGTTCATTGAGTCAATTCTAGATCTCAGTGAAATCTGCACAATTGGATTCGACGGCGGCGGGCTGGATGATTTGTTCGGCATGTCAGTCATAGGCCGTGACAAAAATGAACGGTCAATTTGGTATTGCTGGAACCGCGCCTGGGCGCACCCGATTGCGCTTGAGCGCAGGAAGGAAATTGCGCCGGCACTTAAAGATTTTGAACAGGATGGTGATTTAGTCATTGTTAAAAATGTCGGTGATGACGTTCGCCAGGCAGCGCAGATCTGCCGGCGGATTTATGATGCCGGCAAGCTGCCGGAAAAGGCAGCCATTGGCTTGGATAAATTAGGTATGCCGTCTTTGCAAGATGGTCTGCTTGAGGAAATCCCATTTGAGCTGCTGATTGGTGTGCCGCAGGGCTATCAATTGTCGGGATACGTTCAAACGACCGAGCGGAAAGTTGCGGAAGGAAAGTTTCTGCATGCTGGCCAGCGCATGATGAATTGGTGCGTAGGCAATGCGAAAGGCGTTTATCAAGGCAATGCGATGACGATCCGTAAGCAGGAGTCGGGTAAAGGAAAAATTGATCCGCTCATTGCGACTTTTAACGCAGTTGCTTTGATGTCTTTGAATCCGGAGCCGGCAGCGCAAAGTTGTGGGGTATTTTTTGTATGAATCGAATTATGAAAATTAAGCAGGGCATTTCAGATGCCTTAGCGGAACGGTCACATTACGGCTCCTGCACAACAGCAGGGAAAACAGATAAAGAAATCGCTCACATTGATGAGCGATTTTTTTTGGCTTGTGAAAAGTTGGAAGCACTTAAAGCAGGCTTAAAGCGCAGCAAAACCAAGGAGTAGAAAAGCGATGAAGCTTGCTTACAGCTTGCTCGAAGTCAAGTCAGTGAATGATGAAGAGCGGAGGCTTGAGGGGATTGCAACGACACCGACGCCTGACCGCGCGGATGATATTGTAGAGCCGAAGGGAGCGCAATTTACGCTGCCCGTTCCATTTCTGTGGCAGCACTACAAGCTGCAGCCAATTGGAAATGTTGTCGAAGCGGAAGTAACGGATGCTGGCATCAGGGTGGTGATTCAGCTGGTCAAGCCGGATGAAGTTGAATCTGAAGATTTGAAGAAACGGCTGCAGGAAGCCTGGGACAGCATTAAGACGGGCCTTGTGCGCGGTCTTTCAATTGGGTTCCGCGGCATTGAAGTGGCCGATATTCAGGGAACTTGGGGCTATAAGTTCATTAAATGGGACTGGTATGAATTATCAGCTGTTACGATTCCTGCGAATCAGGAAGCAACAATCACTGGCGTTAAGGCACTCTGCCAAGCCAGTCAGTCAAATAAACAGAGCGATGCAGGGCAGGAAAAATCCCTGCCGTGTAAACCGCCGTCTTCAACACATTCAGCAGCTCCAGTACCTAAAGTGGGTGGGGTAAAGCTGCTTGAAACACCTAAATTTAAATCTACTGGAGTAAAACTCGTATGACTTTGCAAGAGCATATTGATGCAATTAAGGCGACGATCAATGATCGCATGAAAAAAATGTCAGAAATTATGACAAAGGCGGCTAAAGACAATGGTTCTACGCCTGAAGGTGATGATGAAA